CTCGGCTTGTTCCCTTGCTGCCTTGTCTTTTGCACGGCGCTCGTCATGCCAAGCACGCTTAAGCTCATCCAGCCTTTTCTGGACTTTCCCATTGACCTCGTCGATCTCGTCAACCTCCTTGGGTGCCGTCTTCATTGGCTTGCGGCCTTTGTCTTCGGGCGGAGTGTCGTCAACGATCTCTATTTCAATGTCGGACTTTTTAGCGGTTTTAGTGGGGGCAACGACCGGGGCAGTAGCCTCATATCCGGGGTTCATCACCTCTTCTTTTGGTGCCTCTTTTGCTTGCGCCAGATCCTCATTTATCTGGTCAAGCGTGGTTACAAATTCTTCTTTCGCCATTTTTTTCTCCTAATTACGCACGGGTATAACCGCGAGGATCATCAACTACCGCCTCCACCATGTCGTCGTTAATCAGACGAAATTCTTGCCCGTTAACCTTAAATCGGGTGCCTGAGTAGTTACGCATAATGATGAAGTCGCCTTCTTTGCACCAAGGTCCGGTGGGAAACTTATGTTCGTCTTTAAACGCCATATCACCGAGCTTTAGTACAAACCCTAAGCAGGAGGCTAATTCTTCCTGCCGCTGAGTGGAATCCGCCAAAATAAGTCCAGATTCACCCAATTGCTTCTCAATCTTTGGTAGGGTGATCAGGATTTTGTAGCCCTTGGGAGTGGGCATTTTTAACGGGTCTATCTCTGCCGCCGATTTCTCGGTAGCCTCTTTGTCAATCGCGCCTATAGACATCTATAGTTCCTCTTGTCGTTTTTTAGCAGCATCAATTAAGTCAATGACTTCGCGTTCTGCTATTGCGATGCCCTCGATAACGCCAACTCGATGCCGATAGTCAGCGTAATCCTGCGCACCCCCCAGTGCTAAATCATCTGCCTTGTTGTTGAGATGCTCCCTCAACTTTTTCTTGATCAGATACTCAAAACTTTCCTGCTGTTCTATGCTCATTTAATCTCCTAGGTAGTTGGTGGTTTCTTCGCCTGTTGCAGCGTTCTTGCTATCTCCACCCCCAACTTCACCCCATCAGCCTCGCTTCTGGACTTAATCTGCTCCTTGTCCCTAGCGACTTGCGCACCGATGCGGGCTCCATCCACCTCGGCTTGCGTCTGAATACGGAGTTTCTCAATCTCGATCTGGTCTGCCTTAGCGGCTGCATCGACCTGATCTTTAATCTTCTTGCGCTCCAACTCACCAGCCTTAATAGCCAACTCCTGCTGCTGGATCTGTGTGATCGGATCTTGTGCGGCGGCCTGTGCGGCCTGTGCGGCAACCTGCTGACGGCTCTGACCCAACACGACCTCGGAAGCCTTGGCAGATATGCGTGCAAGCTCCACCTCGACATCCTCTGGAAGTTTTGTATCTGGCGGTGGCAGGGGCACGCCCATGACATCCTCTAGGCGTTGGCGGTAAGCAAACGCCAAATGCTCTGCAATATGGGCCTGCATCGCCGCTTGCATGACCGGAGCCTGCGGGTTTTGACCCAACAACTGACGCATCTGTGGGTCTTGCATCAGGTTCATATGGACACGGATATGTGCCTCGTGATCCTGATAAATAAAGGCTTTTAGCGGTTTTAAGTTCAATGCCGCCATGTTCTCGCTTACTGGATCCTTCGGAATCGCATCCTCGGACATCGGAATGAGTTTTGCCACGTTCCGTAGGCCCAAAATCTCCAACATTTGCCTATGTAACTGCGCCATATCGTAGAGTTGTGGGGCTGTCTGGGCCAACTGAATAGCCGCTTGATACTGGACAATCCTCTGGCTTGCTGTGGCTGCGTTTGGATCAGAGACAGGTACAACCTCGATGATGTCGTAGTCTGCGCGGCTCGCTGGGAGGTACGCATTGTCCGAATCTGGCGTGTACTCGTAGGTCTCAGGGGCAAATTCAGCAATTATTGCCGCCAAAAGCCCAAACTCCATCTTCATTGAGGCGTGTAGGCGAGCCTGAACGGCTGACATGACCTTCAAACTACGCTCCAAGAGCGCTAATGTCGTCCCAACCGGTGTTTCTTTGTTGACATCCGTGATTTTTAACTCTGCAACCGCCGCCAGCCCCCGTCCTTGCTGCACGATGTTGTCCATAAGGGACATAAGGACCTGTGAAGGCTCTTTGTAGGGCAGAAAAGCGATGTTTTCGCTGATTTTTCCGCTTGCTACGTCCACATCTCGGAACTCTCCCGGGGAGATCGGGGTGTCATCACCCTTAATTCGCAGTCCACGGGTCTTTAAACCACCGGGGAGGTTAGCCAAAGTGCCCGCATCGACGAGTTGACGCAGTAAAGAGGTGCTTGACTTGGCATGTCCACCGATTAAGTGGATCAAACCGTACCCGTAGAAGCCAAATCCGGGGATATAAATGTAGTGAACGAAGTGCAGACGCTTGGATTTGAGGTCTTTTTCCTCGTCTGGGTTCCAATTACGCCGTACAGCCAGCACTTCTTGGCTTGATTTCTCGATTGTGACCACATATGGAATGGCAATCCCATTCTCATCACGCATCGGATCATCTTCAATGTCCAGATCCACATGCATCTCAAGGATCTGATACCGGTCGTCGTGGATGATATTAGCCTCTTCACCCTGAACCTTGATGTCGCTGCGGTCTGTAGACGGCTCGCTTGGCTCTGGAAGCTCAACATCGCGGTAAAACCCAGCCACTTGCAGCTTTTTGACCTCGTTTTTGGTCTTCCGCATCACATGCGTGTAACGCTCACAGGTCTGTAAGTCGCTTGCGCCGTAGGGCACGATGAAGTCTTCTGCCGGAATAAACACAGATACCTGCCGCTGGAAGGCCGGGTCAAAGTAAACCTTCTTAAAAGCCGATCCAGCCAAGGCCAGCGACCACAACATCCGCTCGTGCTCTGCCCGATACTCGGGCATCTTCACCGTTAGCTGGTAGTTCATGTCATCTTTGACACGCTCTGCCGCTTGTTCTTTGTCTCTGGTCAGCTTGCCTATAATCTGCGTGCGTACTGGCCCAGACGCCGGGAATGTCTCCATGATTGACTCTGCCTGAAAGCGTACAACCGCTTCCGAGAGAACCGGGTGAAACACGCCACACGCCCCTTCCCACGGCTCCATGCGTTCCTCAAGTGTCAGCCCCAGTAGGTCTAGCCCATCAAAATATGTCTTCTCCCACTCTTTGCGGGAGTCTTTGTCGTTTTGGAAGTTCTCTAGCAATTCTCCAGCCAACTCAGCCAGCGTGCCCTCATCCAAATAATCAGCTAAGTTAGCCGTAAATTCATCAATCCCCTCACCAACACCGGCACCGGGCTCGATCTCAATCTCTATACCACCTGCCTCAATACTTACCCGTTCGGGATCTTCTATCTCAATTTCAATATCAGGCTCCATTTCTTGCCCGAGCAGTAAATTTTCATCCAACCCCATCGGGGCTTGAGAAATTGCCTTGTCAATTGCCATTATTTATTCCTTTTCATATCTGCCCTAGTAGTACGATCTACTGCGCCGCCTAAATTCTTGGGGTTCATCGTTGTAGTCGGATTCTAGGCGGATTAATCCACCTTGTCTAAAACGTAATAATGCTTGAGTCATTGAGTCCACTAAGTCATCGTGCTCCCCTTGTGGGAATGACGCGAACTCTTCTATCACTTCTTCAGCCCACCTAGTCTGTGGCGCCCATACCATACCACTAGCAAATAAGTCAGCTACAGCGTTGACCCTCGTTATCTTATCGTTACCACGTACCGGAGTATAGTCCTGAAGCGGTATCCCTATGGATCTAAGCTCTTGTAAGAGGGGAGTGCCAGCCGCCTTTGCCTCGATTATGCAGCAGTCTGGCTCGTACTCTTTATACAACTCTAGTGCCTTAGCCTTTAGTTCAGGAAACTCCATACGCTCTTTAAAGGCGTCCAACAGGATTATTTGCGGGTGTGGCTCATCTTCGGGGTGGAATATACCGAGGGTTATACATGCAGAAAAGTCGTTCCTCGTGCCTTTATTAAAGGCAGTATCCCAAGACTGAATAATATAATCACACTTGGGTGGCTTGTCGTGCTCCCACTCTCTCCACCACTCCCGTTTAATTAACGCACCCTCTGCACCGGTCGGCGCCTGCATATACTGCGCCATCCACTTGTGAACCGGTAGCTCTTCTTTTAATGCAGTTAATTCTGCAAGCGACCAAAACTCGGGCCACAGCGGGTTTCCTGACGGCAGGATCGCAGGTAACTCTATAACCTCCCACTCCTCACCACCACGCTGCACGCTTGATTTAACAACCTGTGCCGTTAGATCTCGTTTACTCCATCGTGTCATCACCACCACAATAGACCCGCCCGGCTGTAGACGCTGCCGTGGACCGGAGGAGTACCACTCATGCACCTTGTCGTATATCTCTGGATTTACCTCAGCAAGGATCGCTTCTTGCTCTGAATGGGGGTCGTCAATAATTAAGAGGTCTGCGCCCTTACCTGTGACCGCGCCACCCACACCAATAGCAAAGTAAGTGCCTCCGTGGGAAGTGTTCCATCGTCCAGCAGCTTTGCTGTCTGACTGTAGTGCGACGTTGGGGAATATACTTTTGTAGGCTTCACTGTCAACGAGATTTCGCACTTTACGTCCGAAGTCTGTGGCAAGCTCTGCTGTGTGGCTGGTTTGAATGACTTTCTTGGTTGGGAATTTTCCCAGAAACCACGCTGGTAGCAGGTATGAGGCGAACTCTGACTTTGTGTGACGGGGTGGCATGTTAATGATGAGTCTCTTGAGTTCTCCCCGAGCCACCCGCTCAAATGCCTCTGCCATAATCTCATGGTGTCGTCCGTGTATGAAATTTTCCCACATCACACCTACAAACTCTAAAAACCTATCCTGCGCTTTTTCTTTTTGTTTTCTCTTTTTTAACTCTTCTGTGAGTTGCAAGACGACCGCCTGCTTTTCTTTCGGCAGACGCGGAATTATATTTTTTAGAACTTGGGGGTCGAGTTCTGCGAGGGTCATTGTAGATTTGGTGTTTCTTCTTGTTCTTGAACTTCTTCTACTTCTACCGTCTCTATCTCTTCCTCATCCTTGTTTTCCAACAATGCCCGCACTTCGTTTTCTTCTACTTCCTTAACCTCTACATCAATATAATCCTTTAATACCCCCATCAACTCGTTTTCTAAATCTTCGGTAGTCTTGTGGGTTATAGTTATTTCTGTCCTCTCAGCAAATAACCCGACATCAGCAATCTTGCCGATCATCTCGACAGCCTTGAGCCGCACCTTGGGGTCCGGGTCGTCTATAAGTTCAATGAGTTTATTAGTTGCGACGGTTCTTAATTGAGCAGAACTCTTTGCTATTTCTACGTCGTATTCTTCTAATATAGCCCCCAGTTTAATTGCCGTGCCGGGTTTAAATATCTGGGAGGTGGGGGGTTTGGGTATTTCTCCTGTAAAGATCTTCTCAGCAAAGAGTTCATCTTCCTCGTCCATCTCTACTGCCATACCCATTTCATTTAGCTTTAGCGCGGTGGCGCAGGCAACCCTAGCCTTTTCGTAAGTGCTTTGGTAGGTATGACTCTCTGGGGGAATGTCCACCCCGGTTTCGACTGAAACCTCAAAAGACATTTACAACTCCGCTGTTAAACAACATAGGGCGCACTATAGAGCGGGTGGTAAATAAACACAAGGGGGTGGGTTCAAATTATAGGGGGGTGGGGTAGGGGAGGTAAAAAATAAGAAGGGGGTGGGTATTAAGGAAAAAATAAAACCGCGAGTTAAAAACAAATCTATAGGGGTGGGGGCCTAAGATCTTTTGGTGTGATGAGATTAGGTACGTTTTGGCGGAAAGTTGGTTAAAAGGCTGCACTGGTCGCACTGTTTTTTCTAAGATCTTTTGGTGTGGGGTGAGTAACGGCGACGGCCGTAAGCGTTACGTTTTTTAAAAATTGTGGATTGTTCGTGGACTTTAATATGTCATAACGGAGTCCCGCCCTGTCAGCTAGGGAGGGGGGTACCCCACCCGTGGGGTGCGCTGGGAACCATATCGAAAAACCCCGGTCTTAGCCTTACCAAGTAATTTCGCTTGGGATACTAGGAAAGGTATACAACATGGATGACCGCAATACCCCACAGTTCACCATCGGTGAACTACTCAATGCCCTAGAAGGGCTCAAGCGCGAGCAAGGGATGACTCGCTCGAACATGGTAGTGCTCGCCGGGCATATCCACAACGACAATGCTCGCAAGGATGCCGAGAGCGTGCAAAACCATCTCGACTGGATCGCCTATGACGCGATGCATGCTAGTCGCCTAAGTGCCCGTCAACGGCAAGTAGAGTCCGCGATTCGCACCCTAAACCGGCTAGTTAAAGCCTTCAAATAGAAAGGATGGGCGGGGAAACCCGCCCAATAAAACCATGAGAACAATAACAGTATCACCCGCTTACGGGCGGGACTATTCAAGTAAAGCCAACGCTCTAGCCGATTGGGATTCCAATAAAGACTTCGTTATCCAAGATATGCGCTTGAGTGGATATGTCAATAAACAGCAGGTACCTGATCTGCTACGCGATGGCGTGACGGCGATCCAATTACGCTACAACCGTATGCGCATGGTCGTTATTCTCAAACTGAAGTAATCGGTTTCCTAGTGCCCCGCAGAATATCGCGGGGTTTTTTGTATAGGTAACTGGTATCCGAGCGCTATCTCGCCCAGTTGTTTTGTCCCCGATTGTAACTTTGTGACGGTCGAGGGAACCATTCGCACTATGAGAAGTCATAGATACATGGACGGCAATTGTGCCCCCATGAACCCTTTAAAAAGGAAATCAAAATGAGTGATGCTGAAAAGTTGTCCGTTTCCCCCTTAGTTGAGCAAGTCAACGAGTGGCTGACCCTAGGTAAGCGCGAGTATGGCGCAGGTCGGAAAGCGGCTGAGATGGCTGTTGCGCTTTTCGATAACGATCCGGCTGTTAAGCGCCATTGGATCCTGAAGTCTACCCGCAACGGGAACAAGCCAGCCCAACAGGCGTTCGCGTATATGTCGGACATGATCAAGACCCAAGCCGAAAAGGCTGGACATTCCAACCCACGCAAGAAGTTGCGGGACTTCCTAGGCTATGCCAAAGATGTTGCAGGGTTCACCACCGACAAGTCCAAAGGTGGCGGGTCAACCCACTATGACCATGTCGCAACGGCTTGCCGTTCCCTGCGCAACCACCTGCTAGAGACTGAGAGCAATTCTTGCCTAGAGTTGAAAGCCTTGTGGTCAGCCATTGAGGAAGCCGCATTGAATGACGGGGTCCTGAAGTCGGAAGACTAACCCACCACCAACCCAACCCCCCGCTTCGGCGGGGTTTTTTTTCGCCTATTTTTCCGGGGGGAAACTGGTATCCGTGCGCTCTCTCGCCCAGCGTTTGGTTTCGCCAAGCGTAACAATGTTACGGGGCATTGAACTTTTACC